CTGCGCCCACCTCCACGCCGTACTAAGCACAGCCCAGAGCTATCACCCCAGCGCTACACAGAGCCACGCTAAGCCATCCTCATAGCTATCGCAGGGCTATCCCTATGCTATCCCATTGGCTATCCGGTAGAAGCGCTTAGAGAAGCTCCCAGAGCCTCGTAGAGGCCCCAGGTTATCCCTACGCAGGCACAGGCCCCCACCCCGCCCCGGCCTTAGTTATGGCTGAGGCACCCCCTATGGGGGAAACGAGGGGCGTTGAGGGTGAGGGAGGGGTTCGCGTAAGTATAACATTTTTAGCTAACAGGTTTACACGAGCACCCCTCAGTAAGACTCCTGCACCGTGATTGACTGTCTCTGATTAGACATTGGCACCTACGGCGTTCTTCCATGTATTCGTTACACTGTTCCAGTAGATTGGCATTCCTAAGCTCGCATCATAAAATTGTTGCCCTGCTTTTGGAGATGCGGGTCTTTCTGATGTTGCACCACCACTAACAATTACAGTATCAGGAACCCCTTGACATGCCAGCGCCCTGTACTTACTTGAGTCTCCACCTATATTAACTTCGCTGTTTCCATCGAATACAGAAGACAACACCGTCACGCCACCACTAGTATCCTCAATGTTAATGCCCCGTTTTTGAGTTGGGCCATCATTAGCAATCCCCCCCTCCCCAAACAGGCAGCCAGCGAATGCAACGTACTGTGTATCACCACCAATCCTGATACCGCCCTCACCGTTGTTTGTAAACCGAGTATTAGTGAATGATGATTTTTTACAGGCATTCATGTATACACCGAAGTCTCTACTGTAATGGAACTCGGTATTTACGCAATTAACAGAGAAGCAATCCCTAAGTGTTAAGCCATGCCCCTGGAATGCACCCATATGACCGTTTACAATAAAAACAAAAAGGTTGCAATTGTTGAGTGACGTAACACCTTCAATTGTTACGTCAGTCAGTTCGCACGTCCCATGGCTCGGTTTTGCCCAATCGTCATATCCCAATAGCAAGCATGGAGTAGATGTCGGATTTGCGCAATAGGTATTTCGCATTTGAAATCCTACTGAGTTGCGGACCTCGATGCGGGAAGTATAGGCGATAAAACTGTCCGAGATAACTAATGCGTCTGCCCAGTCAACACCATTTGGTTGAGTCCTGTTTGAATAGAACATTGAACCTATTCCACGAATTTTCCTAAAGGTGACATATCTGTAGTCTATAAGCTCAAATGTTAATCGGTAGAATGTGCATCCGAATACTTCCATTTGCTGCTGTTGACGGCAGCGTACGGCTATAGGATACTCTCCATCATTCGCTGCTGGGCATGAAAAGGTGAGGTTTTCTATCCTCGCGCCATTAATGATGTAGGTGGATGGCTGGTCGGGGTCTCCGAAATAAAACATTTCATCGCCAGCGGCAACCGGTTGTATCTCAACGCCAATGTGCTCTCCGAAAAGTAGGGGTTTTTTGATATATACATTTTTTACTTTGTAAATACATCCAGAACCATTACCTGACACATCAGGGATAAACACTTTCTTACCAGTAGCCCCCGCCTTGCGAAATGCTTCAGAATCGTCAGTAACTCCGTCACCCTTAGCTCCGAAGTCCAGCACACTAACAAAATCATCAAGCTTGTCCTGCACTGTGCGACTTACTGCACCCGCTACAGCCCTTAACTTATAATCTATCTCTGAAGCATCTAGTTGTACTTGAATATTACGTACCAACGCCATCTTCTACTCCTTACTTAGGCAGGGCTGCTACAGCCTCCTGCACAGATTTAAACTCATTACCAATAGCCTTGCTCTGCCATAAGCGGCGTTTCCATAAGCCATAGCAGACCTTGTTCCCTTTGATGCTGCAATCATACTTCTTGCCATTCAAGGTAATGTACTTCCATTGCAGCACGGCTTGACCCGCAGCGCGGTAATCACCTTGCATGAGCTTGCGCTTAGCGGTGCTGTTGCTGAAGCCATAGATACCTACGTTGTAGGCCATATCTAGACTGCCTAGCAGAACCACATCAGGAAGGCTCTCAGGAAGCCCTACAAGCGCTTTAGCGTGCTCCCCTGCTGATTGTATCAGTTGCTTCTGACAATCGCTCAGGGAGCGTTTCTGGCCCATCTGCACACCCTTAGTTTCACCGTAGCAGATAGTGGGGACTCCAGCACTATCTCGGTAAGCAGTGCTGCTGTAGCCCTCATTGTTCTGGATAACGGCAGTGATACCGCCACCCAAGAGAGATGCCCCGGCAAGGGCACCCACAACCTTATTTCTTAAGCTCATAGAATGGTATACCTTTTCGTACAGCTTCTTCCTGTAGCTTCAGGCGCTTGTGCCCTATATAAGCATTCCATGCAGCGGTAAGAATAGCGCATATAGTTGCAGTGATGAAACTAATAGCACTCCAGTTCCAGGACATAACCTCTGCTAACCAACCGCCGCTAGTAGCTACGCCCGTAGCCATTACTCCCGCTCGGGTAGCCAGGTCAGCAGGTACATCAGAGAGTCGAATCATCAACCTTATCCTTACCGCGAGAGAATCTGCGGAACAGTAGCACAATCACCAGAATCAGAATCGGGATAGCTGCGCCTACTGCTGCTGCTAAAATTAAGCTGCTGCTGTCATTATTAACTACCTGTAGTTTATCAGCAGTAATAGTCCCGGTACTGATAGTCTGAACTTGCTTTTTACTTGATGTATCCAGAGCGCCTACAGTAGAATCTTGAATATCTGTTTTATTGGTGGTGCTGGTGTCCACCTTGTTATTGAGGCCTACAGTTTGCTTGGTGTTCTCGGCCCCTACCTGAGCAGACACATCCGGCTTAGAGCCGATGAGTCCAGTCAGGGCAGAGGTCGCTGAGCAACCAGAGAGCATCACTGCCAGCAGTAACCCAGCGACCAGGTTACGCATTATGCAGGCAGAGTATAGCCAGCGGCTTTAATAGCCGCCAGGGCTGGGGTCATGAGCGTATCGAACGCAGGACCACTGGATGCCACAGATTGTGGCTGCGTCTTCAACTGATACATAGCCTTGGCTACGATGTTGAGCTGGCGCAGAAGCTCCTGCTGTACTGCTTCAGTTTGTGCTGCAATTGCCATTTAATTCTCCTTAAGATAGTGTAACAGTAACAACACCGTCAGTCACGGTGAAGGTTGCCGTAGTCCCAGTACCGGAAGCAGTAGCGGTTTGTCCATCAGTAACGATAGCAAAGTCCCCACCAGTCCCAGTACCTGCTGCACTAAGCGCTGCTACTAATGCAGCCGCCTTCGTATCTACTACAGGGCCTAGTGTATTCAACGGCCCAGTGTCGTGCGCCAGTTCAATGGCTTTGTTGCAGTTAATGCTCGCGTCTCGCACAGCTTGGCGCTGCGCTAGTGTAGCTGATGCAAATGGCATTAGCGTCTTCCTCTCCGTTTAGTTAAGCCACGGTCCAGCCGTGCCTGAGTACCACGGCTGCGCGGGGCAACCATGCTTTGCTTCCAGTCCATAGGGTTATCCATGAACTTCTGAGCTTGCTTCTGCTGCTCTTTCTCAGCAGTAACCTTCTCATCCTCAACCAGGAAGCCGTTGAGTTCTGCTACTAGCATAGCTACGGCATCGGCACGGTCGTCCTTTGCTAAGCTACCACGGTCGTAGGTGATGCTTTGGAGCTGCTGGAACGCGCTGTACAACCAGCGCTTGTCACGGCTATAGGCCATGCAGCTCTGAATGTCGTCTGTAAGCGCTCTAGAATGCACTACAAGGCGATGTCGACGAGTCACTGGGGAGATAGTATCAATGATACGCTTCTCCTTCTGTGAGGTGTTGTAGCCCCCTCTAACGCCGATACCGGGAATCTTACGCTCACGTAGTCGGTTCATGAACAGCATCTCTACTGTACCATGCCCCATATTGCTCTCAATGAACAAGTCCGAGATACCTAGCTCAATAGCCAGGTCGATGAGCTTGTCGATATTCTCAGTGCTGATACCGCCCTGGAACCCGCCCACAGAGAACAGGTGCAAGTACGAGTTCGCTGCCCCACCCGCCGCGTAGGAGACCTCATCCCCACCACAACCCGCTGGGTCTATCACCATGAGCTTGTGCTGATACGGAAGCATCAGCTCGCCGTAGCTAGCTGGCTGGTACAGCAACTGCCCACGGATACCCTCGTGTTCCTCTGTGTAGAGGTAGCGCTTGTCCGCAATGTAGCTTAGACGGTCCGGTGCTGCGTCATGAGAACCTGAGTAGACCATGCAATCGCTGAGCTTAATCCTTGTTCTCATTGCATCAGACATAGTAGTGTCGAGCATGTACTGCAACTGGAAGCCTTCTGGACCGAAGTCCAGTTCCTTCTCAATCAGCGCATCCTCATCGTAGCGCCCCTTGTCTGCGCATTCTCCTAAAGTTCCATCTAATCCGAATCCGGTACGTTTATACCCGCGCTCAATAAGCTCACAGATATAAGGAGCAAGTGTATCGCCATAACGTTCCTGCATCTCCTCGTTTGGTATGCGACCGGGCCATACGCGTACTTCAAAGCCACGCCCAGGCAGGGTCTTGTAGATACTATCCTTAGTCTGAGGTGTCCCCAGATACAGCGTATCCCCGTGCGTACAGATAGCGGCGAAGTCCTTGGATATCATGAGCAACTGCTCACGCATCGTCTGGGTCAGGCCGTTCTTCGTAGTCTCAATATCATCCGGGATAAGCAGGTCCGCACGCTTACCCTGCAACTGCGCAGTAATACCTACGCACGCAATGCTAGCGGACTTATCCAGAGGCTTCAGGTCGCAGTGCACGTCATAGCCCTCATAAGAGGTACGGTCCCCACGAGCCGGGTCGGCCTTGAGGTAGCACAGCAAAGGCCACGTCTCAATCATACGAATGACCAGCGTAGCTACTTCAGACGCCTGCTTCTCACCACCGGATACAATCAGGATACGACAGCTCTGGTCCTGTATCAGACGCCACACTGCGTACAGTGCAGCCAGGGTAGACTTAGCCTCACCACGCTGAGCAGCGACCATGCGCTTGCGCGGGCCTTTCTGCATAAACTCTGCTATATCGGCTTGCATCTCCGTAAGGTTAAATCCGAGGAATTTCATACCTAAATATGCGAACTCTCGGAAATCCTTCAGAGTCACAGCCATCATCAGCGCTACTTCCTCACGCTGGTCCTTCGGGATAGTCCTTGGGCTATCATTCATTACCGTTGTACGGGCACTGATGAGCTTGAGTCTGCTCAGTGTAGTTTGACTTATCATCTTAAATAATCCCTGCTAAATCATCCTCTGGGTCTGCCCCGGCCTTAGCCAAGAGTTCCTCGGCCCTGGCTTTACGCTTAGCTGCTAGTTCATCCTCAAACTCATCCCGAAGCTCCTGCATCTCCGTAGAGTCTGCGTCTGCCGTGATGTCGTTATCTTTGAGAAATTTCGCTATAACTGATTTATCCGCAGCAGGTAAAGGAATCTCCTCCGCGTCCGCCTGCTTGAGTTCGCTAATTAGCGCCTCAGTAAACATCCTGTGAAGTTCGCTGAGGCGGCTCTTGGTTGCCGCCTTTGCCATTAACGCATCCTCCGTGCTCTAATATAACCATCTGCTGTACAAGTACTGGTGAAGGTAGCCTGCGCTACTAGGTACAGCGTAGTGGTGGTGCTGAGCAGAACCCTGCGGGACATACCCTGACGAGTAGAAGTACCTGCTGCTAGAGTTGTGGTAATGTTGTAACGGTCCCACCAATCTGTAGGCAGGGTAGCTGAAGTAGCGCTAACCCCAAAGTTCAGGAGCGTGACGTTACCTGCGTTAGTTACACGCAGAGCACTCTCCAACTCCCAATCCCCAGCAGGTAGGCTGATACTCGCTATGTTGGTCAGCGTCCCTGACGTTAGGGATACCGCAGTACCAGACGACGCAGACAGCTCTTGTCCTACGATACCAGTAGCAGCAGCAGTACCTGTAGTCAGGCCAGTGATACCCCCGCTCAACGCGGTTAACGCGGTAATGTCAGAGTTAGAACCGCTGGCGGCGGCTCCTAGATTACCACGGGCACCTGCTGGGGTAGTACCGCCTGTGCCGCCGTTGACGACTGGTAGCACCCCCGTTACACCTGGGGAGATGTTAGCAGAGCCATCAAAGCTAGCTGCGGCGGTGGTTGCTAAGTTCACCTGCACGGTGCGCGCAGTTTCCAGAATAGTTGCTTTAGGTGCTACCCCAGTATCACTACCTGTACCACCCTGAGCTGTGCTGAGCGGCGTTGTAAGCCCGCTCAAGCTCGTGATATCAGAGTTCGCACCCTTAGCCGCCTTACTGTCGATACCCGCCTGTAGCGTGTTATGCTCAAGCTGCGCTTGGCTGATAGCGGTAGCTAACTGGTCTGCGGTAGCATAGTTATGGTCTAGACCTACATCCTCGCCTAGACGGGCAAAGATGTGTGTACCAGCAGGTACAGGGTCTGCCAACATAATCTGGTTATCTACCACCTCGTAGCTATAACCGGGAGTCTGGCATACGCCCATAATGTAAAGGGCTGCTTTACTGAAGTTAAAGGGTGGGTCCAGTACATCAGTCTCGGCGATAGTAGTAGTGTACCAAGGATAGCTAGTAGTAGCGGTTACCCACGTCTGTTCTAGACTAGTTACACGCTGGTCTACTACGTCAAACTGCCCCTTGTTAACCGCATCTCCAGGATTAACCCCAGCACCTAAGTTGGTGATGCGGAACCCGTTCATGCTCAAGTCTCCGTAGAAGCCCTCAACAGAGCGCCCCTCGGTTAGCTCCTGAGCAAGATGCAGGAACTGCGTGTTCTGTGTATCTATGTTTTCACGGATGAACGCGGCACCCTCTGCAAACATTATGTACAGAAACTCCTTATCAGTACGGCGCACAATAAGCACATTCGTACTGGCAGCCAGTGCACTGTCTAACTGAATAACAGTGTCACTGGCCCAGGTATAGGCAGTAGTCAGTACATTATCCAGATACAAGTAAATATAGGACTTGTCCAGATAATCAATGTTCACGTTAACGCTAGTGGTGCCAGCCGGGTATGTTAGTTCTTCCCAGGAAAAGGCGATAATGACCTCCTTAATGCCGGACGCTTGCGCCAGCAGCATACTCACGTACGCTACGAACCCATGCGGCAGCATCCTCTACGGTAGCAAATGTTTTAGATATACGAGTACCATGTACAGTTACCCGACCCATGTATCGCTTTCCGTTGGGAAACACACCCTTCGGCAAGTCGTTTAGTTTATCCTTTCTAACCTTGCGATTATGCATTTGAAGATTATCATCAGCTAGTCGAAGGTTACTTATAACGTTATTCCCCGGATTACCATCTATGTGGTCAATCTCTAATCCTTCTGGGATTTCTCCGTAGTGCAGCTCCCACACGATACGGTGAGCCAAGCGACTGCGGCAACCCACAGGAGCAGAGCTTAGGTCATAATAACCACACGCATTTACCGCTCCAGCAGGTCTGCCTACTTTAGATTTGAATCGACTATGCGTATAAACGAGGCAGCTAGGGCTACGTTCATCGTACACTACAACTGCCCGATTTGACATGCTTAATCATCTCCAAAGTTATTAATGATGGCTCGCGTAGGCGCGAACTCCTGAATTAAAGGCATCTGCTTAGATAGGCCCTTGGCATCCACGTTACCACTAGCTACGTCCTGCATTAGGCCGAGCATACCCATGATGTAGCCCATACCTGCCAAGCTGTGACGCGGGGATTGGTCCCCAAACACACCCTGAATCATGGTGAGGCCGCCGAGCACGGACATACCCATTACTGCATCAGTAATGAGTTTCTTGTCAGACTGCTCCCCGGCTTTCCCATCCAGAGCATACTTAGCCTGAGTCATGAGCAGCATCATAGGGAACTGATACGCAGCGATATGAGCTAAGCCAATCCAGCCTGCATCATTCATCTCCCTGCGCAGAATCTTGTTCGTAGCAGCCATAGCAAAGCTCTGGTAGCCTACAACAACCTTCCCTACTGGGCTGAACTGTGCAAAGTGACTAGTCTCACCTGTACGTACCTGCTGCACTACGTAATCCATTAAGCGCGAGCCTACAACCTCCATTTGCATTTGCAGGTCCGGCGGCAGCATCTTACCCGGGTTCTTGGCGTATGCAGCTTGCATCTGCTTAGCGAGGTCCTTATCCAGACCCCATCGCTCCAGGCGCTTGACTGCATCGGCAGACCCGTTGAGCATATTCTGCAACTCATCCATAACGATACCAGAGTTCCAGTTAACCTGCGCCCTATGCACCATGGACATCCCGTTAACATGCCGAGCAGCTTGGCCTACGTTCTGTGTAACGTTGAACCAATTGCTACTGCGTGTCAAATCCAGGTTATCGTCAGCATAGGTATTGAGCCAGCGGAAACGCATCTCCTTCTGCAAAGACCCTCGCAGGATAGAATCCAGACGCCCAGCCATGTCCTGGTCCTTGAAGACTACAGAACCTTCTTTGAACCAAGACTGCTCGCGCATACTCCGAAGCACTCTAGCCATGCCGAACTCTTTCATAGCCAGAGCCGTGTCGGTAATCTGATACAGCGCGGAGTTCTTGAGCATGGTCGCATTAGCAAGGTTCCCAGCAGCGCGGAAGATTTCAGGAAGCTGTGCCCCTGCACCACCCGCTACACCTCCGAGCATGAAGTCTATGGTATCATTCACAGCCTGTTCCCATTTACCCGGGTCAGCCAGCGTGTGCTTACCTTCGTTAATCATGGTCTCAAGCTGCTTCAGGTCCTCTATACCAGCGTAGGACATGCCTACACGCCCCGACATCCTGTTAGTGTACCCATGCATTACCTTGGCTACGTCAGTGTCCAGGAGGTCTTGTAAGCGCATCGGCTGCCCATCCACGATGTACTCCTTAGACATATTAAAGCGGTTACGCTGCTTCAGGTTCCGGGCGGGAGCAGTAGCCCCAGACGGTTTAACGTTAGTACTGAGGAAGCCTTGAATGTCTGCCTCGTCGATACCCGCCTGACGCATAGCCATGACAAGCTCATCATTGCCCATGCCGTTGATAAGCTGCTTCCACATAGGACCAGTACCACCAGCCCTGCCGTTGTAGATACCGTCAGTGATTTCCTTAGCTACGCGCTGGACTACTTCAGATTCCATGGTAGGGTAGATGTCACGCAGGGCTTGACGGAACAGGTCTCGGTAGTTATCCAGAGTACGTCCCTCACGCAGAACCTGGCGCATCTTGTCGTAACTGTACTGGCGCGGGAAGTAGTAGTCTGAGCGGACGATGGTAGCATCGTCTACAAGCCCAGAGGCTTGCATATGGTCGTACCATTTCCCAGCCCAGCCGGAGTCCTTGTACGCCTTAATTACTGGGGCGATATCCTCTGGCGGTACAGGTACAGCACGCCCAGCTACCTCAGCAGAGTAAGCATCATCAAGGTATGCACCTACACGTTGCTCCAAGTCCCGGCGCGCAGTAGTAAACTTAGCGCGATGGAAGAACCTGTCCAGCATACCTACGCCCTGCTGTTGTTTCAGAGCGCTTGTAATAGCGTCCTCAACGACGCTGGCGCTAGCATCCATCTCAAGCATCAGGTTACGCTTAAAGTCTGCTACAGAGGGTTTACGAGCGCCTACGGCAGCTCCGTCAGATACCAGTAAATCCGCGAGGTCTTTGTTACCCTGCGCAATGTTGTCGTAGAGTGCGAAGTTGGTCTTGAAGCCTGTCTTAACCCGTTCCAGTAGCTTCTGGTCCCCCGCTGCCGTAGCCGCTACGTTCTCGCCGAAGCTGGACATAGCGTCGCTCTTGAAGCGTATAGTCTGAGCATCGTCAGCCGCAACCTTAAGTACGCTCTCGTAGGAATCCAGAACCTTGGCTAACGCAGTGTCATTGCCCTTGTACCCCAAGGCACGCAGCACTGTCTCACCAATACGGCGCAGCAGCGTCTTATCCCCGACCTGTACAGAGTTAAGATAATCCACCCAGTGCTTACTGTCCGCTAACCCCGCCAGCATCTCCTCTGGAGAATTAGCGAAATAGCGCAGGTTCTTAGGTAGGTCAGCACGCTCTGAAAGCTCCTGCCCCAGCTTCTGCAAGGCTTCTCTTGCAGCAACAGCTTCAGGTACCGTAGAGTTCATTGCGCGTACTGTAGCAGCGTGTACAAGCTCATGCACAGCAATCTTAGCAGTGTTCTGGTCCAGTGAGTTCAGGGCATCGCCTACAGTGCTCCAGGTCTTACCCTGAGAAGCTTTACTGGCACGCATAGCGATGTAGTCTGTACCTGCATCAGGCATACGATAGTACGCGCTGCGCAGGTTCGTATCCCCAGTAAGGTGCATAGGCACGTCGTCTACTAAACCATCCAGAGTCTTCAGGATAGCTTTCTGACCATCGTCCAGATACGCAGACTTCATGAGATGCTCAGTAACGTCCTTAGCACGCACTACAACCTTCGCCTGCTGTCCCTTCAGTACCTGGATAGGCTCTACCAGGGGCTTAACCGCAGCCTCCTCAGAGGCCGCTGTACGAGCATACACAGTGTCTTTAGCAGTACGCTTAGTAGGTGCATCCGGGTCAAAGCGAGAAGCCCTGCTAGCTGCTGACTCAGCACGTCCAGCAGCCTTAGCTACGCGAGCCATATCCCATAGCTGGTCTACGCCTGAGATACCTGCAACCAATGCAGCTACTCCTTCGCTTTGCCCGAGCTGGTCCGATGCATACACAGCACTACCGACGTCAGCAGCACGGATAGCGGTACGTACAGCTAACCCAGTACGCCCAGCAATACCAGCAGCCCCAAGAGGAGCCAGCATAATGGGAGCATCACCGATAATAGAACCGGCAATACCAGATACAATGTTCTTAGATACATCCTGGTCCCTCTGTCGTTGATCCAGCATTTGCTGTATACGGTACTGATAATCATCCTGACTCACAGAGTCGTGCAGGTAATCAATCTCGTCCTGGTTAGGCGCAAGCAGACGCATACTCTGGTCCTGCGGCATAATCTTACGAGCATCCCAGTTGTAGTCTGTCTCAAAGTCCGGAGCATCAGCTTTACGGATGGCAGCGGCAATGATACTATTACCCATACCAGCAGCGAAGCTTTCACCCGCTGTAACAGCAGGGGTCTTGCCTGATGCCTGGATAGCAGCACGCTCAAGCGCATTCACACCCATGTCCGTAGCACTGTTCCAGTCCAGCTTCTCTGGTGCTGGGTTCAGTGTAGTACTCTTAGCAGAATCCTTTTCTTGTGGATTAGCTTCTTGATTCAAGAACTGAGCCATTGTATTCCCTCAAAAGAATTGTGATAAGAGCAGGGGCCGAGGCCCCTTACTTTAATTAAACTAGTCTATTTCCTAGTAGCCAAGATAAGGACCACCTCCGTTAGAAGCGGGTTCCATACAGCCAACTGCGGAAGTTCTCTTCCAAGTACTTCTTACGTGATGGCTGCGCCTGCTTGTACGCTGGCTGCGCACGCAGAGTCTGCCAGGCCTTACCCTCGGCTTCGGAGACCGGGTACTGGTAAGCCCCTACAGGTTGCTTCCGCGCTTTACGAACCTGCGCTACTGCTTCTGCTACTGGAGCAGAACTACCGTTACCACCATGATAGTTCAGGTCAAACATAACCTTCATGGCTTCATCTGTTGCTGGTAAAGCGTTAGACTTAAGCTGCTTCTGCACAGCCGGAAGGTACTGCTTCTCCATGCTAGTCTTAAGCACAGACACAGCCCAAGCTGGCGTAAGCTCTTTAGGAACAGGCATACCGGACTTGTCATGCAGGCCAAAGCCTACGCTACCATTGCCCTTCTTAGCCCTGTACCCTTCGAACTGCATAGTATTAGCTGTAATCTCAGAGAACAGGTTCGGGTCTACACCTATAGTATTCTTCCCGTCCACGTTCATCTGCACAGTGCGCCCGTTGTCGTGGTCATAGAAGGTTGCTGGTCTAGAGCCTACAGCAGTACTGCCAATCTTAACGCCGCCCGCCAGAGCCTTGTCATAACCTTCCTGAGCCAGCTCCTGTACCTGCGAGTTATTGATGCTAACGTTATGCATAAGCCCGTCAGTATCAATTACAGTAGCAGTAAGGTTCTGCCCACGGGAACCAGCAGTCCCTGCCTGGATGATAACCTTCTGCACCTTGCTAGGGTCTACAACGCCATCTACAGCGTCTTGCACAGTCTGCTGCAACGCAGTGGTGTACTGCTGAGTATCGCCCTGATAACTACCCATCAGGTCCTTCATAGAGGAGCCTGCGGGGAGATACACATGCCGAGGCTTGCCTGCTACGTCAATCTCTAGCTTACGAGCCTGGATGTTCCCAGCGAGCATAGTGCTGATATCCTCAGCGCTTTTCCCTACTAGCGCCTCTGGGTTAGTGCGGTACAGATAGCGGTACTCCGCTTCCATAGCAGCACGCCCTTCCTGACGCTGCATATCCGCAGTGTCTCCGAAGCTGAACCAGTTAGCAGTACCCTTAGCATCCAGCATATCCTCGGTAGGATTTACTGCAAGGTTGTTGTAGCGTCCCGACGCCTTATTCTGAGACAACCTGCGGATATCGTCTAGCATGATGTTGCTAGCGTTACTAGGCCCTTGAGAAGCCGCACGCTGTACTACACCCTTCCAATCACCAGGTACAGAGTCCAGTAGTGCCATCTTACCTACGTCCGTACTCTGTTGATACATCTGCACCCAAGTAGCGATGGTGGCTTGGTTCTCTGTGGAGATTTGCCCATCCTCCCCAAGCTGGTCCAGACTAGCTAAGGTATTAGACAGGTTCTTGGACATACGAGATTGTGCTGTCTGAATAGCCCATGGGTCCTTGCTGGATGCACCGTACTGCGCTAACAGTACGTTACCCTGAGCAGTGTCAGGGAACTGTCCCAGAACCTGGTTACGAGCCTTGTCAACGTCCCCTCCGAACATACCCGCCAGCACCGTAGTAGGCGCATTGCTAGAGATTACGTTCTCTAATGCGTACTTAGCAGACGCCTGCTCACGCAGCTTATTGGCACTGTCCCAGATTTCCATCTGAGTGCCTGGGCTGAGTACATCCATCTGCCCGTACTTAATTAACTCTGCGCGAATATTCTGCATACCCTGCTCCTGCTCCTCCGGGGAAGCATTTTGCAGAATCTGCAACTGGTCCGAGATATTAAAGCGGACTTCGGATTCAAGCTGGGAACCTGCGCGTTTAAACTCGGAGTACAGCTCCTTGTTAACCTCAACCGCGTTAACGCCCAGCTCCCGTGTAGCCAGTTGCTGTAGCTTGTCAATAAGCATAGGGTCAGTAGTATTCTGAGCGATACTAACCAGGTAGTTCTTAGCACGGGCCAGCTTCTTATCTTTGTCCAAGTGTGCAGCACCCAGGATAGCTTCCATACCGCCCATCACAGCGCCTTCAGCAGCCCCCGCTTGCCCTTGCTCAATACGAGCATAGAACTCATCAGAGCTAGCGCTAAGGTTCTTATCTAAGGCACGGTCAGCCTGCACTACAGCATATTCTGCACGTCCTTTCTGGAATGCTACGTAGTTACCTGCGCTGGTCATTTGCAACTGCTTCAGGGTAGCTGCCTGAGACTGTGTATCCATCTTAGGGAGGTACAGGCCGAGCTTATCTTGCATCTGCTGGACGTACTTCTGCTCCTGCTGATGAAACTCCTGGTCTGACATTCCAGACAACGCTGCATCACTAGCGCGCTTAACAGAGTCTGCTTTCCACCGGGCTAGTTCTCCACTAGCCGCAGCTTGTAAGTACCCCTCCTGGTAATAACCACGGAGAAGGAACCCTTGCTTCTTAACGTTCTCGTCCAGCTCTCCAGCGGCATCCATAGAGCCTTGGGCATCCATAGCACCGCGTACAGCAGCCTTAGCACCCTCAGCCTCTACGCCCTGCTGAAACCCTACTGTAAAGTCTCCGAAGAACTTCTCTACCGCAGCCCTACGATTCAGGGATGCCTGGTCAATAGTAGGAGCACCTACGCCTACAGCAAAGTCTGCCTGAGAGGGTGCTAGCTCAGCAGCCCCCAGATTCAGACCCTGACGCTGTGTATTAATTACTGGCATATTAGTTACTCCCTAAATAGCTTTTCCAGGATTGTACTTGCCCGCTGTTACCGCCACTACCCTGGCTGCCCCACAGGTCATAGCCAGTTGAGTTGGTGCTCTGTGTACTTGCAGCCCCAGCGGACTCTCCGCCGGAACTGCCGAGGCTACTCATAGCCCCACCAGCGTACTGCCCAGCCATCTGACCCCCCATACTGAGTAGCCCGTTCCACAGCTTATCAGAGCCGCTCTCCCAATCCATACGTGCACTGGTATCGTCAATAGCCCTGTCAACTTGTAAGCGCAACTGCTCCTCAGTCTGGGCTTGCTGTCGGTTAATGGAGGACGTTTGACGGTCCTCTTGAATATTAACCGTGCTGACAGCATCCTGCACAGATGCCCCGATAGTGTCAGAGGCAGCGGACTGTAACCCAATCTGGGAGCGTACCTGGTCAGCTTGTATTTGTGTATTGTAAAGGGCTTGCGCAGTGCGCTGGCGGGAGGCTGTACGGTTCAGGTTAATCTGAGTTACACCTTTAGCCAGCTGCGTCATAGCCGCTGTATTTTGAGCTTTGGAGGCTTTCATCTCAGACCCGGCCCCAAGAACCGCTTTAGCTGCCATAGCAGCAACCACCCACCACATAATTAAACCCTCTGTCTGCGTTGGTTGTATCTAAGGATGTACGAAACATCCAGCACGTTCATCTCCTGAGTACCGGACGTACTGAGAGTTACCTCGGTTGTATCTGAGTTAGTACGGCAAGGGATTATAATATTCCCTAAATCAGCCTTGAGCGGAAGCCCCGGGGCTAGTTCTTTAGAGTTCATCAGCACCCCTGATACTTCGTCAGTTGTATCTACATCCCGAGTAGTATCCAGTACCTCTACGTCAAAGTCTCCGGAGCTGCGAGTAGCTACATCCAGTCGCAGTAAGCGTACATGCCCAGAGCCTACGAGGTTATCGTTCTGGTCCTTCAGCATAGGCGGCGTAAGCTTCGCCAGAGCCTCTGTGCGGAGTCCTATGTAGTAACTGCCGTCTGGTACACCTCGAACTGTTTGAACGTTCCAGGAGTCATCCAGGCTGCTTAAACCTAGCTCTGCGCCTGCTGCCGTAGCATCCTCTTTATAAGCCAGAGCAATATCCCCTACGGTAACACCGGAAAAGCGTAGTGCCGCTGGTAAAGAGAAGCTGCGCCCAGTTACTGTGACTGGAAGGGGTAGGTCTACATATGGATAATCGTAAGCTGCACCAGCAATGAACCCCTCACGAGGGTCCACTTGCAGTGCCTGTACGTTCCCATCAGCTCCGCGTACAAACAAGTACATAAGCTCGGACTGTGCGTGCATATTCAGTATCGTAGCGGGGAGCACCCACTTGTGGTAGGCTGCCTGGGACTTAACCCCATCAGAACCCCACAGGAACTCATACACCAGCAGAGAGTTGCGCTCCCCAGAGTACCGGAAGAACCCGATGTTCGTAACGCTGGATACATCCATATTCATAATACGTCCTGGGATGTACTTCGGTAAATGCACCGTAGCATCCTGAGAAACATACTGCGAGGAGGTGTAAGCTGATGGTATGAACTCTAGCAACCCAGCGTAGCTCTGATTCCTACGGTTAGCATACAGGAGCGTCTGCCCTGTAACTACCGGGGACACTCTGCTGTCGCAAGAGAACTCTGAGGTTAAGGTTATGCTTGCATTAGTAGGCGTAAGCGCGTTCCCACCCGGGACTACCGCTTGCATACTATCCCCAAACACTACTAAGTCCCGGTTGAACTGTAGCGCTGTACGGAACACTGAGTCCTGTGCCGATGCAGATGCAATATCAATACGGTCGGTATCCAGCAGAGACGTCACTGTGCTGCGATAGAATCTCTGGTACAAGCCGCTGGCGCTCATGCAGACACTAGCCCCGGATAGCAATACCAATCTACCCTGGAACGCTGCGATACCTGTGATGTACCCGTTCTTTACGAATGCCGGGTCTTCGTTAGTATCGTCGTCGCCCGCTAATCGTCCCTCGAAGTTGCGCACGATAATATTATCATCGGCTGCCAGTTCCAGAGGCATATTAGAGATGCTACTGATACTACCGTAAGCCCCATCTTCTTCCCAGGTCCTGGTGCTGTAATCATACCTGTACCAAGTAGCATCCGACCCAGCCTGACCTACTCTACACATAGCCCCGTCAGCAATACTCGGGAGGGCTGCGGGCAAGTCTGATTCCTGGTCCACTCTGCTTTGGTTAGACCACGTAGCATAAGTAGTGCCTGAGCTGGAAGTAACTACCAGGTTCGGCAGGCCGCTGATGAAGATACAGGCCCCAGATGAATCTCGGGTTACTGAACCTCCAGCGGCCTCTACCGCTGTACGGATACCGCTGCTCCAGCGGTTGCCACCCTCTACCAGGTTCTGCGTAATCGTAGACGTTGCTGCATCCTCTGCGCTGGCCCCGGTGCTGATGTTAGAGTAACCTGTCACAGAGCCACCTGTCCAGGACACTGAGATTTCCCAGCGCTTGCCAAAGGCTGCTGTATTCACCCGGAAGAACCCTGTAGTAGTAGGGTTGAGCTTGCCCGTGTTACTTACTGTAGTAACAGGTTGCTTCTCTGTGTTCAGAATATAGGTCAAGCCGTTGATGCTGGCTGTCTGGATGCTTGTAGCGCCGATGCCGGTCTGCAGGTACGCGCTAGTGCCTGAGTTAACCAGCGTACCTGTGTCTTTACTCAGAAGCTGCCAGTAACCTGTCTGCGTATTAATCAGCAGATGCCTACCGTCCGTGCCGCGCTCAATGTACGCAGTGAACAGGAAGTCGTCTGCTGGGGCAGGCATCGTGGTTAAGCTGATGCTGCGAGCTGGAGGTCTACGGCGCAGTCCCGTAACTGGGTCACAGAGCATGTTCTTTAAAGCGCCTAACTGCCCAGGTTGGCGCTCTCGTGGAATCTGTTGGGATACGCCCTGTAGCAAACTGGGCATAACACCTTCGAAGGTTTTCGCCAAGGGTGTATCTCCTAATTAGATGCGGAAGCCGGAGGCGATACGCCCGGCTGTTCGAGTACGTGCAGTACTGTATTTCTGATTACGCAAGTGCTCTCGATAGTTCAGGGACTCGTATTCAGCAGCCTTCATAAGCAACTGCTGGTAGTTCCCGTCAGCGCCAAGGTCGTTCAGATACACCTCTGCGGCGGTAGCATAAGCCACCCACATAGCGCAGTGCTCTGGCAGGTCCTCGAACTCAATGTCCAGCGTAATCTTAAGATGCACTGTATCAGTGAATACTTTAGTCTGGTCTACGAGGTTATATAGAACCCCGTCACGCTCCCCGTACTTCTCGTTAGTGCAGCTATCATAAAGAGACAACTGCGCCCATGGCACGTTAATGAAGCCTGTGGTGCTTGTAGGGGTAGCGTCGCGGTAGATGGTATTGAACCAGAAACCAGTGGCAATGGCACCCTTACGGGTACGGTTCAGGGCTGCACGAGCAAGCCCAGCAGTGGGGTTGCTTGTGTTGATGTCAACTATACGAGATTCCCCGAGGGCTTCGATAGTGACGTTTACAGCATCAATCTCCCTCATTAGGGTATCTCCTGTTTGATTAAAGGGGTTGTGGTGGGTATATGCTTCGTCCGTAGACTTATCGCCCTATTAGCACCATATAGACCACAACGGAAAGAGCACTGCATGGTTTTACCATTACATCCGAGGATTTATCTGGTGTAGTCAATGCTCTTACCTGTTGTAGTTTCTGAGGTCCAGAAACGAAAAAAGCCCCGTACCTCCAGTTAAGGAAGCACGGGGCCTATGCTTATTCTGAGGCTTTAGCAGCCTTCTTAGCTTTCTTTTGAACAGGTGCAACCTCAGCACCCAGCTCCTTACTTAACAGCTCTTGCACCGCAGCCAGCACTTCCTCTGTAGTCGCCTCAGGACTAAGGCGCTTCAGAGCTACCTCAATCTTAGGTAGCGCCAACAGAGCTTGCTGGCGCTTAGTGCTAGGGCGGCTGCTGAAACTAGCTAGAACAGCCATCTTAGCCCCTATTAAGAGAAGGTGAATTTAACTACAGCGGCAGTGTCAGGACGACGCTCACCAACGGTGTACATAGCGTAGCAGTCCAGTACGTTCGCGAAGTTCAGCTCATCATCCCAGATACGGGAGGTGAATGGCTTAGCTTCGACAGTTACCAGGGTCTTGCTCTTGCTGAACGTAACCATACGGCAGTTAGCGTCGTCCGCAGTTACAGTGAACGCAGAACCCAGTGGGTGCGCACCAGCGGTAGTAGGGAACTCAGTGCACTCTACAACCGGAATACCGTTCATCTTAACTACGCGGCGGTTCTTGTAACCATCATCGTTGGTCATACCGAATTCACGGTCGAACAGCTTCGGATGCTCCAGCAGCATAGAGTAGGTATCTACGTCAACCAGAGTAACCATATCCATCAGCGGAACCTTACGCTTAATCAGCTCGTCAATACCAGCTTTATGCGCGAGGTTAATAGCCTCGGCGTTAGCTTCACGAGCAGCCTGGTCAGCAGGGGTAGCGTCTACAGTAACAGGAATCTCGATACCGTCGTTGAACGCAGGCTTAAGGTGCGCAGGGGCAACCCAAGAGCGGCCCTTGATGAGCTGAATCAGGTGCGCCTGGTCGAAGGTCTCTGCGAACTCAGAGCCGTTGTTCTGACCCATCTCGGTCAGGAAGTCCGGCGCAGTCCAATCGTCCTGGTAGTCGATAGGGTTACGGATGTACAGCACGGTATCGACAACGATAATCATCTTGTCGTTACGTACTGGGGTTGGGTCCAGCGCTACGCCAGAAGTACGACCCTTGACGGTGCTGGTGTTCAGACGGTCAATACGATACGTGTTAGAGCGGTCAGCGGTAGAACGCTGGGTAGACAGTCCCAGGAAGATAGCCTGATACTGGAAACGTGTATCGACCTCGTTCTGGTAGACCTCAAGATGGATATCTACGTCAGAGGCAGCGCCGCCCCAGTGGGGCTTAGTTAAGTTACCAGCATATGCTGTGTTGGCCATGTTTTAGTTCCTTATTTAAGTACAGTTTCAGACGCGAACTCATGCAGCTCACGCTTTGCGTTTAAGTAGACTTGTCTAGCCAGAGACTCTGTCTCGTGCAATCCTAGCCCAATAGTCTTACCATCGATTTTAATCTGAGCACGCCATTTACCGGAGCGCTTATCAAGCCAGTAGCCCTTCCGCTTAACATTCTGCGCATTCCCTGATTTATTAACCAGGCGCAGATTCTCAATGCGGTTGTCGGACTTGTCCAAATTAATATGATCCACCATCATACCATCGGGGATGTCCCCGTTATGCATAACCCACACCAAACGATGCGCGTACTCTCGTACTCGCCCCAGGTTTCCTCTATCCCACGATACGCGGCGATAGCCCCAGTTGTTTGTGTACTTGTCTGCATAGTCTGATGTAGCCTTATTAATCAGACGCCCGTCCGGCTGATACTCTAAACGTTCGATAAGTGCTTGCATGAGATTAATCTCCACAGATAATTATACACCCTTGGCCTTTCCAGCTTGTCGGCGTGATAACAGATTCTGATAGCGCTGGGAGAACTTAGGAGATTCTAAGCTACGATTCCCGGCCTCTTTGCGAAGTGCTTGGTACTCTTTAGAGAAGTCTGCTGCGGACAATGCACCGTCCAGAGCAGCACCCCCCTTGAGGATACCAGCTTCCTTAGCGATTAAACCCAGACCTTGTACAGTCTCAACAACCAGTTTAGCAGCGCCAGTTACATCCCCAGAGTTAGCAAGGGCACGGGCAGCAGCGCGTACATGCTCAGGCGCTTTCGCGTTGAACAGTTGCGATGCTGTTTCCCAGTTCTCCTTGCCGCCTACGAGGTCGTACGCCGCTGTAACCGCCCGCTGAGCCTGGCCTATCTGATCATCGAGGTATGCCTTTGCAAGCAGCTCAGCGTACTGTGCGTGCTCACCAAAGCGCTCTTTGATGAAGGCCGAGTCAATGAGATTCGGGTCGTTATACTCCACTGCTTTCCCAATAGCGCGAACCATGTCCGCATCATTGAGCTTTGACACCTGCTTCAACATGGCGATACCAGCATCGATAGCCGGGTTCCCTGTTTCTGCGAGTTCTGTTTGAGCTTCTGCTTGAGGCTCTGCTGCTTCAGGCTTACCGTGCTTAGCCAGAGCCGCAGCTAACGCCTCCACATCAAAGGCGGGAGGCTCGGCACCCGGTGTTGGGGCTGCTGCCGTAGCTGCTTGTTCCTGCGGTACGCCCTGCATGTTCGGGGCTTTAGGACCGCCAGGACCGCCAGGAATCTTAGGGCCACCTACGTTCTCTAGTACCGTTGTCTCTGGTGCCGCTGCTGCGGCGGTAGTAGTGTCTGTCACATTAACCTCGTTCTATTATGCGATTAAGCCTAGTTGCTGAGCCGTTTGATTGGGGTCGGCGGCTTGGAGAGCCTGTTGCTGCTGCTGCGCTGCTTGAGCTGCTCGCGTATCTTCCTGCTCTTGCAATTGCTTGAGCTGCTCTTCCGTGTAGAAGAAGCTGCTGCTGTTAATGCCGAAGCTATCAAATACAGTGTCAATCAAAGCATCCATGTTGGTGCGCTTAGTAAGCTGCGAGAGCACTGGCGCAATCAACTGCAAGGACTGCGTAGCTTCCAGTAGACGGTCATTCTGAGCTGCCTTAGCCAAGGCTGCTGTACCTACTATGACATTCAGCGTCATAGCTTGCAGGTCCAACAGAGGCTGCATCTGCGGATACAGCTCCAGGCAGTACAGGTACGCCAGCTTAGTAAGCCATACACTGCTTAGCTGACTGTACGCATCCCCCAGAGCCTCCTGCGCCTCCTGAGCATTCTGACGAATCTCATACGCCGTGACACGCTCTGCCTGGCGCATATTCCCGCCGTACATGAACGCTCTAGCAAGCCGCTGCTCAATGCTGGCAATCTCAGCCTGCATGACCTGAATCTTCTGGTAGACACCACCCTCGTAGGCCCACACCCCTGGACCAGTAGTACCAGCAGGGGCATTCGTCTGGATGATATCCCCGACCGCAGCTTCGTTGAACGCATCAATATCTACACCGGATGCAGAGTTAGACATGTTCACGAAACGCATAGCCTCGACTTCGTACAGTGTCAGGGCTTTACTCAGCTCGGATAATCTGGCGAACTCGCCAGCATAGTCCTCAACCAAGCCGCGACCATAGTGCTCAGAGTTAACGCGGTTCCAGACCAGTACTGTGTACGGGCACTGCTTCTCTGGGTAGTAGCTAGGCTCCCCAACAGGTTTATTATCAACCTCCTGGTACACCTTGTAGACTACTGCACCGCCTGCTCGCACCTCGCGGCATACACCAGTGTACAGCTCCAGGTCCTCGTAATCGGCTTTGTTGTCGTACTGGATACGGTACTCGTCGGGTAAGTCCCCAACGCAGATACGCTCCTTCAGGACAATCAGCATTACATCGCCGGAACCATTACGCTTAACCGCGTAGTCTCGGATGCTGTAGATATGAGAGCGCTGACGCTGCTTATCCCGGTATTCCAGGGCATTCCCTGTAACCATCAGAAGCTTCGTAGCGTGCAGCTTCGCAGCGTACTCCTCGTCTTTGTAGACCTGTGCCGACGCAGCCAGCTCAATCTCTGCCTGTACGCTCGGCACTTCTCCCTGAATACCCAACTCACCAACTACGCCAGCCAGCTCCTCGCTGTCTACGAAGCGGAAGAACGGGGCCCCTTGAGGGAACAGCGATTTGACCACTTTGGTACTGGCGGTGTTAATCAGGATAGCGCCGAGGCTCTGGTAGTCCCGGTGCAGCGCTGAGCGCTTACCGTCCATACCGGACAGGTCCTTGGTGAAGACTGTCGGGAGCGACCACTCCGCGAAGGTTTCGGCAGCGGTCAAGCAGGAGCTGTCCTGCAACTTAGTGAACAGCCCCGCTAAAGGTTCTTTGGTTCCACGCATCTTAGCTCCTTAAATGCCGAGCGCTGTGGATACCGCCCCCGCTCTGCGTTTCTTCTGTGATGCAGTGATATCGCTAGCCGAAGCCCGCGCTGCACCACCTGAGTCTACTGTATTAATATTCTCTGCTGAGGCATCAGCGTCTAGCTGAGCTTGTGCTGCAAGCTGCTTCTGCTGCTCCTCGTACTGGCGCTGCTGCGCCTCCAGAGATTTTGTATCCGTTAACCCTACCATGTCAGTGATAGAGCTTAAACCTTTTTTGAGTCCGCCCATTATAACTTCCATCCTCTTTGAAGATAATCCGTATCGTTTACAGCGCGAGTCACGATAAGCCAATCCGCACCGTTCTCTTTAGCGATGCGTTTAGCGTCGCGCATTAGCATAGCTCCGGCCTTACTGTAGCCAGACTCCACCACTATGAATCCGGTAAGCATAGCTTTCCCTGGATAATGGCTATTTTGGAACAATGTAGGACTAAGAGAAACTACACCTACAGGTACATCCCCGCTGAATACAGCTAATACAGAATCACCTTGTAGTTCCTGCACTACCTTCTGGAAGTGTTCTTCCTCAGGCATACCTAGTTTCATACCTATACCATAGATATGGAACTCCTTAGCTAAATTAATTATATAATCACTAGAGTTATTCCAGTTATAGAGTCTAGTATTATATAGTGTTTTCTTTGTTTGGCTCATGCTTCTCTTGCCCCTTGTTCTATACGTGTGGTTTCTACTGCTCGTGGAGTAACCAAAGGGTCTTAGCGCATCTTAGCTGAGTATTGCATACAAGGCCGTGTAGTTACCACTGCACCTTGTTGCTAGCAATACTCAGGCAAGACGGAAGAAGGTGACTATCCCGGCGCTTGCTTAGGGTTCCCCAAGCGGATACAGGCGCAGCATGGCACAGCATCCCCGTAACTGGATACACTGTGTTGCGCTAGCCCAACCGCTATCTTATACCCTTACTGCTTACCTGAGACTGTTTATTATTTGAGGTATCTTAGTACCTATTGGTTTTATGCCTTATCTGTCTTCTTCTATACGTGCAACCTCTATCGCTAAAACCCTTTCATATGAAACTGCTAGCAGAAAAAGAAGGGCGATTCAAGTACTTGCGTTAAGTCCAAAGTACCCTTCTGCGGCATCTCTAGACCTTCCAGGTCAGCCCCGCACTCCACTGCTGCGTCAGCCAGTGTCTGCAACGGGTCGTGCTCGGTGTACAGCTTCAGGAACTGTTCGCGGATTACTTTGTGCATTGCATCGACATCGCAGGCGTGCGTAGCCAGTGAGTCGTGGATAGGCAGGATAGCACCGTCGAAGGCGTTCAGGACCATCATCAGGTGCGTACTATCCAGGGAGTGCACGAAGTTCGGAGCTATACCAGACTTAGCCTTACGGCGATTATTCTGCTCGTAGTTTCGGTTGTAACTGAGCAGGTACGTCAGGTTCATACTCTGGACTTTGACCCTGCACTCATCAGACTCTGTGTAGCGGTTAATGACCAAGCCACCCAGCGGTGTCTTCCACTGCAAATGCCGTCTAGTCGGAACACGCCCAGTAATCTGCTGAGCAAAGCGCATAGCCTCCGCAGCCGCAGGGTTAGCCTCTTCTACAGCAGCGCGCATACGCGGAGCTAAGTACCCTGCGAGCTTAAACAGGCTGTACTCATCAGTAGGCTCATATCCCTCATCTTTAGCACCCAAGAGGATGTACTCAGAGCAGCTACGTACAGTCGCAGAATATACATAGGTCATACAGGGCTTCTTAGACATACTCCTAGTAATTGGGTTCTCTCGCCAGTACATAGCTTGTACTACATGCTCAGGGTCCGTGAGGTCCATGATTACCTTAGAGTCCGTGCGCTCCTTCACATCCATGTACATGTCCGCTTTCTCCGCGTTACCTTCCCAAAACAGGTTCGTTAAGCGCCCGCCGATTGGGTCGCGGAGCATTGCGCTGTAGTGCTGAGAACCTGAGTTGGTGGCGTCCATAGCCACCGGGATTGCAGATGCATATTGCTCCGGCCTACCTGATTCGATTGCGTTAACAAGGTCGATGCAGGCAGCGAGGAAACACCACGGGCTGTCCGCAGATTTAAAAGCCTCAGCATCAAAAGGCGCTGCAACTGTGGCTCTAAGTAGTTCAAGATTATCATCAACCCAAGCTGCGCGGGCTTCGAATAAGGCTTTGTCATAACCAAAGCAAGTAGCGACGTGTACCTTGAGCCAAAACAATCCTCTGGCTCCCAAGGGCTTGGCTCGTCCGAAACAGAGTAGAGACTTCTGCAAATCAGAACCTTGGGGGTGCAGGCTGGACTTGAAGTACAGACGGTATCGCCAGTCAACACAAGTCGGGAAGTACAATTCGGTTTCATCTTTAAACTCCTCGCACATACTTACGGTTGTAACCAGAGCACGCAGCTGCCCTACGCGAGTACGCTCATCAGCATACCACTGGCGCATATGCATCTTCCACTCCTGGAACTCCTCAAGCTCACGCTCAGTGTACTCTTCCTTTGGTACACCATCCAGGCGCCACTCTGGTTTAGGCGCTGGGTTGCTGCTGGGCATACCTGTGCTTACGCCCAAGGCGCGCGCCTGCTGCACCAGCCTCAGCATGGTCTTGTTAATGCGGTAAGGAACCTCCTGAGCACGGTTCAGAGCGCTCCGAAGCTCCGGTGCTTGCTTGAACGCCTCAGCTACTTCGCGCTTCATGCTGCGCTGAATCTGGGAGTTGCTGTAAGTACCGCGTCTATCAATGTCCGTAAGGTATCCGCCAGAGAACATAGTATCGTGCGGCTGCGGCGGGATAAGCATCGGTGGCTTCAGCTGCACTGTATCAGCGTGCTCTACCAGCTCAGACAGGACCTGCTCCAGCGCCGGAGCTGGGGTTAGGTACTGCAACTGCGTGCGGTCGCGCTTGCTCCATACGAACAGCCCTGTATCCCACACTGCCTGCATCAAGAGCTTCCCTACGGAGATACACTGCGAGTTCGACCAAGGCTCGTGCTGGTAGTGCACGTTCTCAGCAGAGGCACGCAGAGTCTTCAGGATATGCGATGGGCTTGTAGTGTTACGTTCCTTCAGGTACTCATGCACTCGGTTCATGTACGCCGGGGCTACAGCCTGAAGCTGCACAGCCAGCAGCTCAGCCTGAACCTGACGGCCTAAGCCGGACAGCACAGCCTGTGCTGAGCTGGCACTGTTCGTGCCTACGTTAGAGAATAGCGAATCGAAGCACTTCGTCAGCGCCAGTACAGCCAGTACGTCTGTAGGGATTAAGCGCAGGAACGCGCGGTACTTAGCGCCTACACCAGCAGTCTTCTCCTGCTTAGTGTTGTTGATGCCTGCGCATACCGTGTCGTATGCAGCCGCAATCATGCGTTGCACTGGCGGCAGGGTGCTGAGGCTACCAGAGTCCAGGGCTTTCTGCACCAGGCTCTTGCTGCGCTCGAGGCTGCGCGTACGGTACTGCTGCTCTAGCTGGAGCTGTCGCTCTGTGCGTTCTTCTAAGGTCTCTTTCAATTCACTATCCTCTACGTTAATCTGGACGTTTCTGAGGGTACTATTATCGGTTTGCTAAACAAACAGCTTTAGCAAAGCCACGCGGGGTCAAAGACCGAATCAATTTAGTGCGGGCAGATTTACCACCCAGCTTACTGTGTTGTGTACTATATCCTTCTGCAACAGAGACAGGCGCACGCTCAGGCATTATGAACCCATTCCCTGTCCACAGGCAGGTCTTCTTAGGATAAGAGTCTCTCGGATTAATGTAATCAGGGAAGTTTGGATGTGCATCATCCTCTGGTAAATACCCGCCATATTCATACGGGTGAAAACTGTAATCCGGCTTACGCCACTTACTTGATAGTACGCTAATAGGGTTCTCAATCATATAAGGTACGTTGTACTTATCCCCAAGTGCTGCTGCTACTTTTGCCGTCGCTACAGCCTCCTCTTGAAAGGTGGGGTTCTTAGCAGCTTTACTCGCAAAATGTGCCGCTCCGCTGACTGCTAAATCAGTACACGGCGGAAATGCCAGTATCATATCCGGTTTAACTGGGTAATCAAAGCTGGAGTCCACCCATGCGTTTACGTAGGTAATGTTAGGGTGGCGCACCTGTACAGACGCATACGGTCCGTGGTCGGCGGCATCCGCATTAAAGCAATAGCATAACCACCCCGCCTCTGCGAAAGGTTGGGCGGCTAAACCTGAACCGTCAAACATAGACCATAAAACTTTCTGCATACACCCTCCTGATTAAATAGTGCAGCCGTCGCACGTACCGTCATCGTTGAGCTTGCAGGCGCTCTCTGTTTGGGCCTGCTCACGCTCAGCATTACGCTTCGCTACGGCATCTTCATCAAAGTCCAGGATGAACCCATCGAACTCATAATTAAATGGGGGAATGGTGCCCACCGCCACTTCCCCACCGTGTAACATCTTTGCCTGGTCAGATTTAACAATCAAGCCACTATCTCTAGGGCAAGCCCCGATGCTGCAACGGTTAGTACAATCTGCTCCGCATTTACCTGTCATGCTATTCCCCTTTCTTAGTTTCTTGTTCGCGTCTTACCCAAAGCTCGTGCATACTCAAATAAGCTTGTGCAGATGCAGCGTCACCGCGCTCCAGCGCTTTTTCATAGCGTTCTCGGCACCATGCACTAGGTGCCAGGGGTTCCTGTTCGTCCTTAATGCAAAGTCTCCCCGGCACTCTCTGAGTGCTCAATCAAGTAGGAGTCCACGTCCCTAGTAACGACACCCTCAAGGTATCCGACGTGCAGAAGGTTCTGCATGAACTCCTCTGCATCGTCCAGATTATCCGTATCCAGCTCAATCACTGCGGCAATCTTAGGCATCCTCAAGCTCCTTAATCAAGCGCTCAGAGTACCAGCGAGCCTTCTTGATATCCTCTACAGGGTTAACCTTCTTCTCATAGCGCCAGAAGTATTTCTGTGCACAGCCTTTGAGATAGCCGCAGAAGGCCTCTTTGGTCATGCTCGCCCGGATAGCGTCGATGCACTCAATCCCCCCAGAGGTGTAGTGCTGGGGCTGGTTCACTGGGTCTGGGGCTGCTGCTTTTGCGCGGCCAGCGATGGGGTTGCAGTATTCGCACCCAGTACCTAAACATGTAGCACATACACTGTTATCCATTCTTAATCACCTCTCTAGCCTTACGTTGTGCTCGCACCCTGCGGCGCTTAGCGTTCTGTGCTGCCTTAGCTTCTTCCTCGGTCTTCCAAGTGTAGTAAAGCAGCTGCGTTGGTTCCCGGTCTAGATAGTCAGCCACCCGGCGTAGAGCAGCAGCGATAGCAGCGCTAGACTGCATACTCCCAACAATCCACCGTCCAGCAGCAGACGCCACCTTACCCTCGCCCCCATTACAAGAGCGGTGCAAAGCTCCACGAATACGCCCAGTAATATGGCAATGGTCAACCACAACAGAGTCACCTTTAACCCCTTTGATTGAGAAGTCCAGAGCGCCTCCGCAGAGCAGGCACGCCCCGCCCTGCTCCTTCGCTAGTTTCATAGCTACGCTGCGGATTTGAGCGCGCGTAATCCTGCGTAGAGTCATTTAGCCTCCTGAAGCATGGCGGCGCGGCGCTCCCAATCAGCTATAGCAGTTGAATGCTCCATGGAGTCATCGCTCCACTCCGCATGTGCGCATTCGTCTGCTGCATCAGCCGCCTTCTTCGCTATCGCTAAAAGCTCAGACAGAAGCGAATCAGATACCGGAGCTAGCGGGGCGGTGTAGAGCGGTACACCATCGGGGTGTTCGAATGTGTCACCTTGGCATAATTCAAGCCAAGTCCCGTTACGTTTCGCGAATAAACCAACGGGCTTTTGCCCTAACCCCTCCGCTTTGAGCGATACCAGCGCGATTTCCATAAGCCGCTTTGTTTTCTCCGAGCAGAAGCAATGCTCCAGGTTGTAGTTAACTTCTTCAATCAACTGTTCTTTGGTGAAGGTACTCATAACCCAATCTCCGCTAAGCAATCCAGGTCATGCTGCTCGTGAATCGCAGCAGCCATAGCTTTAGTAAGCTCTCGATGCTGCTCTGGGTACTGCTCTGCCATATCAAGCATAAGTAGTTCCAGCTTAATGAATTCGTCTGCATAGAATAACTCCCAGGCTCTAAGGCGCATCTGCTTCAGTTGTTTCTTCATTACCTTGCTCCAGAATATAGGTTCGATACTGCTTGTGATAGTCCCTGAGCTGGGTTAACCAGCTCCTGTATTCTGGAGTAGTTACCAAAGACATCAGGTACTCATACGCTGAATCCTGTTCATGCCTTCTCAGCCAGAGTGCTTCTGCCTCTGCCAGTACATCCTGCCCTATGGCTGCGTAAGCTCCTAGAACGCGCTCTGCGGCTTCCTCTGCTGTAGCAATAGGGTTGATTACCTCGAAGGCTTTCGTAGCCCCACAGAGCTTCTCATCGAGCCTGCTAAGGCCTTTGATGTTGTCCGCGTTGTCTCCAGCCAGCATCTGGGCAAAGAAGAATTTCGTGCCCTGTCCAACAATAGGGAAGCTGTGCGACTCATCCCAGGCGATATACCCAAAGCTATCAGGAACTGCTGGAAGGATAGTTCCTGCGGGCATTTCGAGTCTAGCGTAAGGTGAGAGTCTGAGGTCTTTGTCTCCGCTGCTGATGATGCAGCGCTCTTTGAATCGGTAGGAATCCATAACGATAAGGTCATCCGCTTCATACTCGTAGCTCCCCAGCACCTCTATACCGTGCTGACTGTATTCGTTAGGGTTGCTCAGCAAGTGCTGCTTCAGCGGTTGCTTGAGAGGTAACTCCGGGCGCGCAGTACGCTGCGCCTGGTAAGGTCGTACAGTCGGTAAGAGATATCTACCGCACTTAGCACAACCGGTGGGTGTTACGTACGCTAAGCAAGTCTTTGTATTGGAGTAGAACATTTCTTCTAATACCAACTGGTAGAACCTGCGAATAGCGGTATCCAAACGTTTCACCGTGGCCGCTGCTTTATAAATTAAAAAGTCGGCATCCAGTAAAAGTATCTTGTCTGAGGGCGGCGGCGTTACAAGCTGCTCCGGCAGAGCGCTCAAGTCAACCCCGCGAACAGTAGAATTCACCATGATGTTTCCGAGCCTCCTCTAAGTAAGCTTGCTCTGCCAGCTCTATTGTAGCGTACGTACCTATACGCCTACGTACCCCGTTTATACATATACGCGCCAACCAGCGCGAACCTTCTCGACTAACCCCTTTAACCCCGGTGCTATTGTTTGACTGCACTTTAGAGTTGAAGTTGTTCTGCTGAACAGTGGCTACTCGAAGGTTGTCCCACCTGTTGTCTGTGCGGATGCCGTTGATGTGGTCAATACATTTAGGGGCGGTACCTGTTGCTAGGAAGTAAATCACGCGGTGGGCTTTTAGATTTACACCCATAAACTGACCAACATAATAACCTCGGCAAATAGCAGTCAGAGCAGGTTGCCCCACTCTAATTTTAGGACTTGGGGATTGTAACCATACAAGCCCTGTTGGACTGCTTTCAGATACTGCTAAGTATTCCCGCAGGGGCAGGGCTTGTAATCTGTCCATTAATACCCCGCAGCTTCCAGAACCAGCACAGTCCCCAGCAGCTCCCCCATCACCTCTACGGCAACCAGACCCTGCTCAGGGTCGTACAGCACCGCAGCGATGTTACCGAGGTGCGCTGAGAGACTGCCTACGATGCGCAGGTACACCAGCGGGTCCTCCAGCAGCTTCTCAGCCTTAGCTGGGATATCGTTGTGCTGTTGCATCTGCTCCTCAACCAGAGCCAGGTCCGCGCCGTACAGCTTAGCTAGCTGCGCTAAGTCTGACTTAATACCGTCAACCATTGGCTCCATGTCGGTATAGAGGTCCCCGATGAAGCGGCTTACTTCGTAGGATAGGTTCTGGAACTGAATAGCTGGGGTAGCTTCTTGAATCATAGTGTCGGTCATCATAATCCTTAGAGGCCCACTAGGGGCCTATTGCATCGGGTAGGTTTCAAAGTCTAGCTGTGCTGGCGTTCAAGCTACCGGAGGAGCGATAGGCGCTACCGGAGCTTGCGGAGCTACAGGGGCTGCTGGCGCAATAGGCGCAGCAGGAGCCACTGGAGCCGCAGGAGCCTGCGGTGTTTGTACTCCCACTGGTGCTGCGGCAGTATCAACAGCGCCTGCACCCGACTGTCCCGCAGGCGCTTGTGCACTCGGTGCAGCAGGTGCAAGAGCTTCTGGCGATGGAACACCGCCCATAAGTAATTGCTGAAGCGCGGAGCCTTCGAAGTCCACAGCAGCGAGGATGTCCTCTTGGATGAAGTTGTTCTTCTCAATGTACAGGCTCTCCCAGGTTTCTTTGGTTGGGTTGTTCCACAGGAACAGGCGCAGGAACTGCTCATCCAGCTCAGGCAGTACGATAGGCGCACCCGTGTTCGGGTCGAACTTAGGCAGCGGGCGTGTACCTGCGAAGTTAATAACGTTCAAGGTCTTGCCTGCCTTGGTGGTGTACTGCTCAATATCAAACGCCATAGGTTTACCCAGCGCCTGCGCTAAGTGCTTCAGTGTACCGTCTACGTTCATCTTGTCGAACAGTTGCTTGAACTTAGCTTTCTCGAAGCTGGACACCGCCATAGGGAACGGGTTAATGCGCTTGATACCACCGTCCGGGGTGTAGATGATAAAGCCTGTACGGACGTTCAGCACTGCTGGCTTACCAGTAGGCTTACCTGCGTTCATTGGAATCTTCTTACCCAGCTCGATGTACTCAACCATACGCCCATAGTAAGTGCCGCGTGGAAGGAGTACATCCTCGAAGTTACCGCCGCCCTGCTGCGTAATGCTGTGGTCTACGCCCTGAGTTTCTACGGCTTCGTTTACCAGTGCAGCAATGTTGTTCAGAATAGTCATATAGATTAGCTCTCTCGTGTGATTAATGTATTATTTACGTGCAGATGCAGGGGGAACCTGCGCTATTCCCAAGCGTCTCGGTAGGCTTCCGCTGGGGTCTTACCAGCCTCATAATCCTCTAACCACTCTTCTGGGAAGTTCGCCATAACCCCCTGGGAGCGTGAGTAATCGCGGTAGAAATCAAACCATTCTTCGAAGCTGTGTGTTTCGTTAGTCATATTAATCTCCGGTATTTTAATGGGTTACTTCTTACGTGATACCCAACGTCCATCTTCATCGAGGAGCATGGGTACGATTTGTGGGCAGCCCTCAGTAATTACCATGCATCCCAGAATCGGCTTGCTACGAGACAACTTACCATAAGCAAACGCCAGGCTTTTGTTGTCAATCAAGCAACCACAGTGTGCTCCAAAGTACAGGGCTGCGCTGCTAGCTGCGTACTGAATATCTAACTTACCGTGAAAGTGCCCTATGACCATAGACTTGCGCTCATGCGCAGCGTTAAGCAACAGGTCCCCGGCTACTTGGTGTTGGAAGCGCACAGTACCAAGTGCTGTTTCCAAGTCCCAGGCATCGCCCCAGCTCCAACCAGGGGCACCATGCTCTGGGAATAGGATGTCTCGGTACTTCTTGATGAACTGAACAGGTAGCCCGTGTGCTTTAGCTCTGCGGTAGATAAGAGAGCCATGGTTAGAGTCGCACAGTAGCATATTCGGGAAGATGCTGTGCAGCTTCTCTAAACCAACCTTAGCTTTCTCAAGCTCTACGCCTGCACTATCCAGCTCCGGGCTACTGTCGTGGAAGCTGATAGCGTGCCCGTCAGTCTCGTCACCAATCTGTACAACAATATCGGGGCAGTACTCATCCCGCACAGACTTCAGGAAGTCGTAAGCGTCTGGGTGCACGTAAGGCTCGTGCAGGTCCCCCACCACAAGGATGCGCTGGCACACTTCCGGTACGTAAGTACTGCCCAGGTCGTCCGTAGGGGACGGTTGGATTACTTTACGGGCTTGCATCAGGGCGTTGTTAGCCTTGCTCTTGCTACCGCCGTTGTCAATGAAGATGCTGCGCCAGTACCGTACTAACTGGCGGGACACAGGGTTAAACCCATCGGTGTACTCTGTGTATACGTTAGCAGCCTCAGTATTATCTTTGTACTTACTAAGGATATCTAAGTGTACTTCTTTAGGGAATAGCTTAATTAGAGATACTTTGCTCAAGGGGATTCTCCTGTGTTGTCCTATTCGTGATACTTCTATTGCAGCAGTTTCATAGTTCTGCTGCAATGTCAAGTATTATTCTACGAGCTTGTACTCGCCGGGGAAGAAGGTGTGCCACTCACTACGCAAGGCGTAAGGGCTGTAGCGAACCTCTACCTCCCCGGTTTCTTGGTGGTACTCCAAGACCTCGTGCTGCGAGCCTACGGGATAATGGTCCATATAGTACCTTACCTCGTGCTTAGTATAACCAGCACCTACCAAGGAATCATGATTCAGAATCTCAATAATGCTGCCCACTTTAATTTGCTGCTGCATAATACTCCTCCACTGTTGGTGTATGTTGCTTATCGTACATGCTCTTACCGTGCTCTGCTGCTGCCGGGAAAGGCACTTGACTAATGATGCCATAGTTAGGCCAGAGCGCTGCTATACGGCGTGGGGCTTCTTCCATAGCATCCTTCACTAAGTTACCTGCTAGTACCGCTGTCTCCTCGTCTGCACTATCCAGGTACAGCGCATCGTGTACGTTAGTTACTAAGCAGACCTTGCCCCCGAACCAATCTTTAGCCAGCAATCTACGCAGCACTTGCCCAGCAGCAACCGCCATGAGGAAGAATGCTTCTGATTGGCACCAGTAGTTAGCTAGTTCTGTGCCTTTGTAATCCATCACCTGCACTTTCCTCCCACCGCCCTCTGGAACCTGCCACTGAAGTTTCTGCCTGAACGATAAGCGCGTACCTGCTGGGCTGGTCCAGTACCCTCGGCGATATAAACGCCACTGCCCATCGTCACTCTGCTCACGCAGCACAGGCTCCAGCATCCCAGTACGCTCAACCTCAGCGCGTACTACATCACGGAAGCCAATAGTTGTAGGGAACAGCTTCGCCTCGTTATCCAGGAAGCTCTGTGCGTACTCTACAGTACAGCCTGTGGCAAATGCAATCCCCTTAGCCGTAGCGCCGTACTGCGCTGCGAAGCTAGGGGGTTTGATGTCTGTACGCTGCTGCTTCCAGTACTTGTAGTCCGGGCCGCTTGCGTCGTGGCAGAGCTGATACATCTCCTCGTAGCTCTTACCTTCCTTAAACGCTAAGCGGTAGCAGTGCATGTCCGTGTCTTTCTGGAGCAGCTCCAGCAGCTTCAAGTCCCCAGTGTGCACACAGGACATAACAACTTCCAGAGCCGAGTAATCTACTTCCGTGATACGTCCCGCAGCACCGAAGCGGCTCGTAAACATCTGTTTAACTCGACTAGTCCCGTCCCTTGGAAGGTTCTGGAGATTTGGGTTACTAGCGCTGAGTCTTCCAGTGACCGTAGAGCATGTGTTAAGCCTGTGATGTATAATGCCCGAGCCATCTTCACTGGTTGGGATGACATACTGGAGCATCCCGGACACTTTCTTAACTGAGCCATCTTTGTTGTACTCCGTTCTAAGGTAGTAGGTGCCTGTATCTTTCTCCAGCGCAGCCAGCTCGTTCACTAATTTAGCGAACTCGAATCCCTGCGCAGCCAGGCCGTTCATTGCGTCACCGCTGGTACTGTACACCGGGGAACCATCGGGCAGCGTCTGAGCACCTCTGAACTCTCCGCGCTCTCCATACTTCTCCTGTAAATGTTGAGGCAGCTCCTGAATGTTCACGATACCGGGGAAGTTGTAGATACCTTTGCCCCACTTCAACTTCTCCTTGTCAGAATCTACTCGGAATACCTTGGGCATACCCTTGTTCTTACCTGAGGCGTACTTAGTCACACCCTCGAAGTCATTACCAAGTAGGTCCCAATCCTGTTTATCCACGTACTTCCCGTTGTACTCATAAGCGTCTACCTTCTCGTACTGTGGAGGGTCATACGGAACCTTCATGTCGTAGCGGATAGGACCGCCATAGACCAGCGCAGACATATGATAGTTGCTGCCGTAGTTGAACTCAAACTCTTCCGGCAAGTCCTTAGGCAAATACTGCTGCAACTGCTGACGCAGCTCCTGAATACGCTGCTCCTGCTCGGCTTGGTTCTGCTGCGCTACGGGCATGTTAACGAACAAGCCATAAAATTCGCAGTACGCCCAGGCCAGCATAGCGTCCATACGCTCCCAGACCATTTGCATCTGCCCGCGATCTGCGAAGATACTGCACTCCCCGTAGAAGCACAGGGCTGTGTTCGGGATATCCCCGTTCACGAGGTAGTCATGCAGCAAGTACGGGTCGATGTCCGAGGTCAGCACCCCTTGCTCCCACAGCAGCTTCACGCCGTCCACTTTGTGCGTACCGCCATACTTAGGAGCCGTCTCATCCAGTGAGGGATACAGGTCCTGGAAGTCCGAGGCAATGTAGTGCCCATGCATCGTACAAAAGACGCGTCCGCCACGCTTGAGAAAGGCTTCGAACTGTTGACGTTGGAACATGAGAAACCAAGAAATCTCATAGGCTGCGTTGTGCGCAACAATAAGCCAACATGAAGGGGGGATATTAAACCACGCACCATCGGAATTTAAGAACTCCTCTCGACTGTTGTAACGAACACTTTGAACACTGGAGATATCCACAGAACCGTCTGGGTTCGTGTAGTCATAGCGCCACGCTGATTCTACAACATAGTTGTCCGGGCAATAAGGGGATGCCACCCCTCCGTAGTATGGGTTATTTTGAGTTTCTAAATCTATATGCATAATACAAGGGCGCGTTTCCATATCAACCTCGGATATACGATGATAGTAAAGACTGGCTGACGCCGAGCTTTCTCGACATCGCAGCCTGTCCAAATTCAGGGTGCCTTGGTTTATAAAACTCCCGCACCCATTTGATTTGGGCCTCTGTTAGCTTCTGCTGCCAAGGGCGCTTCTCTACATTCCTGCGCCGTCCTCTTGTATCCATATCCCGGATATTGTCAGCTTGTGTTCCTATCAGAAGGTGTTTCGGGTTTATACATCTGGGGTTGTCACACGTGTGTCGAATGACAAAGCCTTTTAAGGCAGTCAGCTCAACGCCGTTAGCCTTACAGTACACTAAGCGATGTAGCATTTGCATACTCTTAGTCTTTGGGTCCCACGCATTGTAGTAACCCTCTGGCCTAACGCCTTTCACCCGACCGTGGTCAATACAGTCGATGTGCATTATGCTTGTTGTCACTGGTTAACCTCCGTATACAACTTTGCACCCACATCGTGGGCAGGCAGGTTCAGGTTTCTTTAGTCGTTTCGTAGGCGTTTTAGGTGCGGTCACCCAATCATATACATACGCGCAGCGATAGCAGACAACGTACCTTGTCATTTCCACTTAGCCCCCCGAGCCTTGTTAATCGCTAGATGCACTATGAGCTGGCTCGACTCTAGCGCATAGCTTTTACGGGAAGTACGTGCAGATGCAGCGTAGGCCTTAATGACCTCGTAGTCCCGGTCCGTAACGTCTTCTTTAGTTAGCATAACGGCGAACCCTGTAGTTGTTACCCACTAAAACAAACGCCTCTTTGGGAGCTAAGCCTAAATAGCGCCACTTTAAATCATAAACCCGCCAACCATCTTTTATACTGGTAGCCAAGAACAAGTTACCACCTATGCGTGTACTTCTAATAAGCTGCATACACCCTCCACACTTTATACAATAGGAGATAATTGAGACAACCAACACGCCAGCCTCTGCTGGAAGCTGGCTTAGTAGTTATGCCAAGACACCGGGGTCAAACTTGCAACGGCCCCCATCAAACTCCACCTGAAACTGCAAGTAACTTGCACACCCAGACTTACCTAACTTATTTTTTGGGGTTGAGATACCTCGGACATGCACCATATCCGGGCGCGTGCTTGGGTCCAGGCGTCCCATCATGATGCATAAGTCCAGAGTTCCCTGTATGCCCACCTTGCTCTGCTTCATAGCGGTTAGTGGCGGATACATCATGTCATACCCCTCCACCGAAAGCTGCATGGTTCCGATGATAATGCAATCGTACTCACATCCTAAGATGCGAAGCTCTTGCCAAATCTTCTCAAGGTTCTGATGCTCAGTCTCAGCCATCGAACCTCTAATGTTGGCAGGCATATCCACAACCAGCACAGCCGGGCGCATCTCCTCCATCAGCGTAGCTATCTGAGGCATAGTGATACTGTGCGCATCCTTAACTCTGATGCGGTCCCAGCTACCTACCTTAGCCAGGTACTTCTCTGCGAATTTACCTTGCTTGTGCTGCTCTACAATCTCATGCAGAGTCAGCCCGGTAGCAGCCTGATAGATACGCGGTACAGTACGCTTAGCTAAGCTTTCATTGACGAGCCATAGTACTGGTCTATCAGCATAGCTTTCCTCTTGCTGTACCATCTGCTCGACCAAGCCCACGACCGTTGCAGCCAGCAAAGAGGTCTTCCCCGCATCGACGGGTGCAGCAACAGCAACGCAATCCCCACCACGGAGACCCCGAATATTGTTAGCAAGCTCAGGAAACACATTAAGCTTAAGACCACCACTTTCGTCAGTCGCTGCAAGAATATCATCTACGCCCCCATCTTCCCAGTTCAATAAAGAGTCCTGCGCTGTCGCTACGCTGCTGTACTTGCGCTCTAACTGCTTGGCCTCCGCTATAAAATCCAGTTCTGCCCCGTCTTGATACTGCTGCACCAGCGCCGCCATCTCGCCGGAGTAGGCCATCTCATTCAGAGTACGCACTACCCCGGCGGCTGCTTCGTCTGGAACCTGCTGTACTTGCTTGAGCATGTGCTTCAGGATGTCCATTTGCTCTTTCTGTAGATGCTGCCCGCGCATCCCCAGGAGCGTCTGCATAGCGTCCCACTGCACAGCGTTGCTGTCGGTGTAGGTGCTGTAGTAAAGTTGAATCCAACCCAGAAGGGCTACAGTATCGGGCGCAAGCATGGATTTTGGTATCTGGTCGTGCAGCCTATCATAAACCTTGCGCTCACACATAGCGCGGCAGATTAAGTAATCCAATTTAAACCCTCCAGTATTTGTTGGCAGGTCATGTCCTTCGGGTCCAATCCGTCGATTGTGTAACTACGCGTCTGCAAGAACGGTTTCAAGGTGCGCTGTATAGTGTCCCGCCCGGCGTACCCGGCGCTGTCCCCGTCCAGCATCAGCAGCACTGGCTTATTCATCTGAATCAAGGAAGCCTTGAGAGCCAATGACAACCGCGTCCCCAGCAACGAAACCGCCGTTACAGGTACGGAAGAATACTTCTTCGAGACCCATTGAATCTTTAAAGCGCTCAGCCAATCCTCTGTTAACACCACTAGTTCCGTAGGGTGCTGCAAAGGCCGGGCTGCTGCATACTGTGCGGGCTGCCCCAGCATAACCCATTTGGGAGCTTGATAACTGTGCAGCGCCCTCGCCAGGTACGTTCCATTCTGTAAATCCCATGCTAACCTCTTTAGTTGCTCTGAATAGTAAACTGCACCAACCATCTCTGGCATCAGCCCTTTTGATACTAAGAATCCGTAAAGCTGCGCCTGCAATTCAGCGCTCGTCTGGTGAATCTGTATTAGCTGTGCAGGCGCAGGCAGCACCCTAGGCAACACTTCTGGCTGCACCAGGGATACATATTGTTTGCGCTCACTGAGCGACGTATGACATCTGAAGCAATAGAGCTGCCACGCCTCGGGTTTATTAAAAAGTACTGCAGCAGGAGTTCTACCGCAGCATCTGAACCTGGCAGTTTGCCCTACAGCCAGGCGCTTGCATGCTTGTAGCCAGGGGGCTTCTGTCATAGTTACTCCTAGTACGGGACAAACTGCTCTGCGATTTCACCTGTTTCTGCTTCATATACCAAGTGCCCCGAGCCAAACGGCTGCTTTCCGATTACTTCCCAAGCCTCCGCCTCCGTAACAGGCCCCGCCTTGAATCGGCAGTTAATGTATACGTTGTACAACGCTGGTGCCTTGCCCGTGTTATCCACGCCGCTTCTCCTTACGTTTGATTTCCATAGCCATGCGCGTCAGGTCATGCGCTAGCACTAGCGCCGTATCTGCTGTCAAACGCACCTTCATAAAAGAGGCGTCTGTACCTACAGCTATAACATCTTCAGGCAAGCCATCTTCCAGTAAAACCGTTACTCGCCTGTCGTTGTTATGGCTGTAGTATACACCACTCTCCGGCGCTGGCGGGAGCGGGTCGTCTTGCTCAATCAGTGGGGTGAACAGCACAGATGTCTCGAAGCCCTTGATAGCCCCGCCACCGTACTTGCGAGTATGCCCGCTACCTACTAGCTCAAACCTGTTACCATCTAACTGCTGTAAGCTCTCCTCAAAGTACCATTGTCCCTTGAAGTACGTGGCTGCGGTAGCCCACTCTGGAACAGCGAAACCTTCGAACAGCTCGTTACGGTCTAAAATCTTGTGCATACCCTACCCCTCATATTTAGTGTTGAAACAGCCAGCGCCAGCAGCAGCCAGAGCTTGTACACGTTGATATAATTCCCAAAGTGCTTCTACATCATAGCTTGTGAGCCACACTGTGTCTACGTTCGGGTTATCCTCAGGCCCCCAAGCTTGCCTGAGGCTGTAGATGCTCTTGCCCAGCGGTCCTCTAAGTGGTAGTACCTGGATGTCCAGGTTGTGCTGCGTTTGCTTAGTCATGGGACTTTACCCCTAAGCAACTGTTGCATACACACTGCTCCCTAGACTCATCGTAGTGCCAGAACTGGCAATTGCAGTGGCAATTTGCACGCGCACCATCCTTTAAGAGCTGTAGCAGCATCTTGTAAGCCTCTAGCTGATAGGCCTCGTTAATCGAGATTCCCAGCACCGGGGTTAATTTACATAGCTCCAGATATTTAATCTTCTCCTGCAACGTCTCAACGTTAACTTGCATAACTCACCCTCCAATCGTAATAGTCTTGTATAGCTTCGTAGAACGCTCTCCGAGCGCCTTTGTACCCTAAGCGATGTAGTTGCCCTACTACATCGAACTTAAGCTCTCCTAGGGCTTTCTGTGCGCTCTCAGGGCTATACGCGTACCAGCCTTCTAGTAAACGCAGCCCTTCCCGGTACTCAAAGCCTGTTCTCCACTGCAAAGGCGCTAGCTTCCGTAGCTGCACCGGGATATCCCGCAGGGACTTCAGGCCCATGCTTCTTTGCTGCTCCAGCATTTTCCAGTACAGCGCAGCGGTCTCAGCGGGAGTAAGCATCAAGCACCGCCTTTGCGAAGCTGGGCGGCGAACTCATCACATACGTGAGTTAAAGAGCAAAGTTTTATCGCTGGATGTTTACGCAGCATCTCCACACCCCGCGCCCGCACTTCAGCCAAGAAAGCGTCGGTAGCTGGGGTTTCAGGTGCATGCATAATTGCCGTCAGCATTGCGTCATGCATGCAATCAACATCTGGACACCCAAGTGATTCTGCTGTTTTAAATTCGCGGTACATGTTTTTGAATGCATCTGTTTTGCACCATGCGTTGATATCCCTCAGCCCCGCATTCTCCGCAGCCAGAGCCGCGCATCTGGCTTCGAGTGCGGCATACTCATGGTAATCTACCCATGACCCTATAGAGTTGCTACGCATAGTCAAACAAGGTACTCCAAGACCTCCGTCCTTTTCCAATTCTGGATTATAACGTTTCACGCTCATACAACCCCTTTAACATTAAAGCGCTCGCAGTACGTGCGCAGGCTCAGCCCTAGCTGGCGTGCCCGTACCTGGTAGTAGTGCTTAAGCCCCTGCTTAGCTGCGTGCTCCCGCGCTAAGCCCTCGATAGTTTGCTGCTCCTGCTTAATCAGGATAGCCTCTGGATTCTGTGCTGTCATTTCTTAGGCTCCAACCAGTTAATAAAATCGTTCAGTAACTGCATACGAGCTACTCCGTGAGCACCGACCCACTTATCACCGCAGCTTGCATAGTATGCTTCTGCATAGTCCGGGCACATACCCATCAAGTTGACCTCGACGGGGTATGTAGAGTTGTAGCTGCATACACGTAAATATACATCAAACAAGGCGTAGGCGTCCGCGTCCAGATGGTGCAAGTTACGGCAAATGCCACTGAAGCACCGCGAAGGCCCGTACTCCCGTAGTTTAATTGCTGCCTCTAATGCTGTCATTTTGTGCTTCCTTCTTCAATTAATTGCATTGCTTTAGACCAAGCTAACTCGGCACTGTAGCCGTTAGCGAGTAGGTACTGCATGTACTGGAATGCGATGCTCTGGATAGTCATGTCGTGCAACCTCTATTCAGTTTAGTTAGCGGAACAGCTCCAGCAAGCGCAGAATCAACCGCGCTATGCCTTAGCAGATATAAGGCAGCGGCACTATAGCTGCCATGACCAGGAAGAACGTTAGCCAGAACATTTCCGGCCTCCGGTAAGCATCAGGAACAGCGCGAACATCTCTGCTTCGCGCTTGCGTTCGAACTCCACAGATTGATTGTTCATACTAAATCTCCTGGTCTGACTTACCGTCAACGATAAGTAGCACTGGCTTATCAGGATAAGCGCCCTGGAAGCTCTGTAGCAGGCGCTTGCCCAAGCCCTTGCAACCACCTTCCGGGTCCTCGTAAAGCGCATAGCCGGGCTGCCCTGTGACTTCTACGGTGCAGTACGGGATAGGTTCGGATACGTTGCTGCTCAGTAGCATCACAGCGGACTTAACCGCGATAGTAACTGTCTGAATCATTTCTTGTCACCTTTAGAGGTTGGGGATACTAGCCAGAACCATGCTGGCACTAGCACCAGGAAGAAGAAGATGTAGAACTCCGTGCACCACTCCATCACATACCTACCAGAGCAGCGCGGACTGCTGATTTAGAGTAAGGTGCGCCGTCCGGGGTTTTGGTTTTACGGCAAACTAAATGCATGTGGTCTAAGAACTGCTGTGCTGCAACGTCACGATTGCGGCAACGTCTTACACACGCCACAGCTAAAGCATACAACCCCTCGTCGTTATTAATCCAAAGAGATACGTTCCAGTGATTCCAGTTTTTGTGTCCGTTGTACTTAGCCATGATTGTTTCCTCTTAGAATTTAGGTGTACGGCTCTTTGCCGCGTAGTAGCTGTTAATCTTAGAATCGGTCTTATTGCCAATACTGCGTACATTCGTACTGAAGCCCCGCGGCCTTGCCCGGTCAGTAGCTTCAAAGGTCTGAAGCTTCTTAAGGCGCTTACGCTCCTCAGAGCCTTCTGGAGTCTGCGCCGCAGCTACCAGCGCTTTGATTGACTGCTCGCGCTTCTTGCACATCTTCAAGTATCCCATACATACCTCAGCGCTAATGTTAAGCACCCATACATCACCGGGCTGCACACTCCCAAACAAAGGCTTCCCGCTCAGACCTTTCGGCAAGAGATACCCACGCCGCTACTGCTACAGAATACTCAGTTGCAGCAGCTTTAGCTCGGTATAATGCAGCTTGTTCTAACGCTTCCCGGCGATACATTTCAGCCAGTGCTTTCATCATAAACTCCTTAGTAAATGTCTTAATTCTGCACCCTCACTATGAGGATACTTAACTAAGAAACTTCTCTTAGTGAACCATCCGTTATTGGGTAGGTTCTCATCGATTCCCCTGTGTAAGGACAGGGACGCTCGGAAACGTTCAGGGTATCTTCTTTCATGGTCCATACCCTTTACCGGACCAGTTCGCAGATATTTAGAGTCGCTGCTAGGTACTCCCTGTACCAACTCCCGACTTACTCAGTAATCGCCTTGCTTGCTATCTAAGTTACTTCGTGTTGCTGTACTTGTCAAGCTTTATTTCTAAACTTTCTTACTTCTTATCGATTATCCAGGTTTCGTATGCCCTGGCGCTACTCCCCGTTACCGGGCGGCTCCTTGCCTCTCGATGTAGTTAACTCTACTAGGCCCAGTTCAGAATGTCAATACACTTTCTAAAATAATTCTCTATTAAGCAAAAAGGGAAGCACTGTACAGCTAGTGCTTCCCCTCTGCATTACTTAACCTTCACCGAAACCAACCATAGGACCTCCTCAGTTAGCGTCAAAATCACCACAAGCAAGACAAACCCTGTAGCAGCAGCTATTGCCGCAAGTACTACAGAATCCTTCCATAATCCACTCCTCGTCGAAATATATAGGATTTGTCAACCAATCGGACTCTAGTTCGTAATCTGGAGTAGGGTTCTTATTCTGCTGCATCCTAAACATCCTCAGTTAATGTCACTACCCGCACCACATTAGCAGCGCTTTCCTGATACAACGTAAGCTATAGGTTACTTTAGGGCATTATACATAGTGGCGCTAGGCACACAGTACCGAACAAGAAACTCTGCTGCATCCGGATAAACCTCCCTATACTTTAGCTGATTAAACTCTACATAGAACTCAACCAGCCCTAGCCCAAGCAAGTGCATCCGCTTAGGCTTACCCAACCCTTCCCATAGCTGCAAGGACGTATCATAAGACGGGTAAGAACCTGCTTGCTTCCGCATATAGTCATAAACATGCAGTAACCCTTTCTTTAACGCTACAGCGTTCATGTCTCAATTATCTCCTATTGTATAGTGTTGTAGGGGTTAGCAGAGGTTATGCTGCTTAGCCCACTTGTAAAGCTCTCTCTGCGTCCACCTACGCTTAGGCTTAGTAACCTTATCCGTATCGGTATCTACTTCCGGTATATACTCAATTACCTCTGAACCTCTGTGTATCAATACTCTCGCATCCTTACTGAGTACCGGAGCCTTTAAGCCCTGTAGATACTCTTGGTTCTGCTGCTCCCACTCTGCCTGTACAGCATCCATATAAGCATCTATAGCTAAGGCTGCTGCATCCAGAGGTTCCTGCTCTACCCATCCCCTGTCATCGCACCAGGTAGGATTCTTATAAGCTCTATCCCGGTACTTAGTATCCTCTCTGGGCTTAAGCTGCTTCCAGAACGCTGTAGCGTCCTCTACGCAGTTCAGCACTGTACCAGCACGGCTCTTAGTCTTAAGCCCGGCATAGCCAGCCCTACGCCCATCCAGGTACATATTCAACTCCCTGTAGTGCGCGTTCGTGAATGTATCTGAATAAGCCCAGGATAGTAGCAACTCAGGTTCCCTTAGTACTGCATCAGCTACCGCAATGCAGTTACCTGCTGATACTGGTAGCTTATCCTTACGCACTGGCTTATCTATCCCGGCAGCAGTATAAGCCTCCTGCTTAGTCAGGTAGAACTCTCCATGTACCAGGTAGCCATTGCAGCGTACTCCCTGAACAGTTCTCTTAGCCCTCTTTATTGTCTCAGGCATAGTGTCTCAATTATCTCCTATATTATATGTATAGTGTTAGCTGGGTGTATCCCTTAGCTAACACTGAGCTTAGCACTCTGTACCTTAACGTGCAACCTCTATGGTTAGCTGGAGCTATTCCTGTGCTATCCCCGGTCTATACCTGTGGAATCTACAGCTATCCTTAGGCCAACACAGAGGCTATCCCTGTGGTACACACAGCGGTTAGCACAGGCAATCACCTAGCCGGACAAAAGAGGTAAGCCTGCGCCCACCTCCACGCCGTACTAAGCACAGCCCAGAGCTATCACCCCAGCGCTACACAGAGCCACGCTAAGCCATCCTCATAGCTATCGCAGGGCTATCCCTATGCTATCCCATTGGCTATCCGGTAGAAGCGCTTAGAGAAGCTCCCAGAGCCTCGTAGAGGCCCCAGGTTATCCCTACGCAGGCACAGGCCCCCACCCCGCCCCGGCCTTAGTTATGGCTGAGGCACCCCCTATGGGGGAAACGAGGGGCGTTGAGGGTGAGG